TGATATTGTTCGTGGTATGCATTTGTACGGTAGAAAGATACTTCGCCCAGAAGCAATCGCTACTTGTAAATATCACTTAGCATAAGGGAGGACTGAAACATGGCTGCTGGAACAATTTCCACACTCGCATCTGTTGCAAGAGGTTCTTCTGCAAGAGGTAGACAACCATATTTCGTTGAGAAATCAATAGACCTAGCTGCTGCAGTAACTGCAAAAGGTAGTGCTCTTGAAGCTGGCGAAATTATTCAGGCAATTACTGTACCTGCAAATACCATGATTATGACTGCTGGATTTGAAATCACAACAGTTGAAGGTGGTAACTCTGCAGATGCATTAATGAGTCTTGGAGTTACAGGAGGAGACGTAGACAGATTCGTTGGTGGATTTGAAATTGACGCTGCTGATGCTCCTGCAGGTACATATGCTACTATGGCAGATGGCTCTGCTCCAGTAATTATCGGTGGTACTGCAGATACAATTGACCTAGAATTAGATTCAATTACAACTGCACCTTCTGATGGTGTACTGCGTGTTTTCGCTATACTTATGGATGTTGATGGTCTTGGTGACATGACTGCTGACGAAGTAGACAGAGACACTTTAGCTTAACTTAAAGTAAGTGAAGGGCAGCTTTAGGGTTGCCCTTTACAACATTTGATATTATAGGAGATTAATAAATGGCTATCACAACCGCAATGTGTAATAGCTTTAAGACAGAGCTACTAGGCGGTCTTCACGATTTAGATACAGACTCACTTAAACTTGCTCTTATTAAAGCATCGCCTACAGGTACATATAATGCTAGTACAACTAATTACTCTGACGTAACAGGCAATTCAGATGAAGCATCAGGTACTAACTATACTGCTGGTGGACAAGTACTTGACGGTGCAACTATTTCACTTTCAGGTTCTACTGCCATTGTTGATTTTACTGACGAAGTTTTTAGTGACGTAACTGTTTCCGCAGATGGATGTATCATTTATAATACAGCAAATTCAAATTCTGCAATTGCTGTTATTGATTTTGGTGGTACTGTTTCCGCTACTGCTGGTGACTTAACAATTGAATTTCCTGCCGCTGACGCATCAAACGCTGTAATACGTATAGCGTAAGGAGTAGGCTATGGCAATCATAGCACAGTCTGCACGATATGGTTCAGGTTTATATGGAACATCTGAATATGGTGTAGTCAATCTTACCGCTAGTATTAGTGGTGTTTCTGCTACAGGTACTATTGCTAGTGTTGTAGCAGGTGGCTTTGAAATAGATGTCACAGAACGTATTTCTACAGGTGTTAGTGCTACAGGTTCAGTAGGAACTTTAAATGTATTTATTAAAGTTTCTGTTGTAGGTATTTCAGCTACAGGTACAATTAATACTGTAAAAGAGAATATCAATACTCCAATAACAGGAGTTAGTGCTACAGGTGCTGTAAACACAGTAGAAGAGAAGCCTACAGAAGCATTAGATAGCGTAAGTGCTACAGGTGCTGTAAACACAGTAACTGTTAACATTATAGAAAAACTAGGAAGTGTATCTGCAACAGGTACAATAGGTGCTCTTACATTAACAGGTACAGCAAATGTAACACCTACAGGTGTTGAAGCTGTTGGTTTTGTAAACACAGTAGAAGAGAAACCAACTGAAGTTTTAAGTAGCGTTAGTGCTACAGTTTTTGTTAATGGTAACTTTACCTTCTCAAATACACACTCATTAACAGGTGTATCAGCTACAAGTACTGTTAATACTGTTACAGCAACAGGTGTAATATTTGACTTTGAAGCAGTTAAAGCTCTCTACGACAGAAAGAGAACAGTTTTAATAGAGAAGCAAGCACCTAGAATAGTATATGTTAAGGCAGAGCTACCACGTATAGTCTATGTAGATAGACAATCTACTGTAGCAGAACGAAGAGCAGCAGCATAAGGAATAGAATGAATGTCATTTAGATGGCCCGTTAAAGACCCTGATGAACAACTAGACTACAGCATAGATTGGTCTCGCTTTTTAGACACAGCTACTATTTCTACTGTAACATGGTTTGTGCAAACATCAGAGATTGGAAAGACACAGATAGATGCAGGTGAGACTTTAACTGCAGCTTCAAGTAATGCAGTTACAGATAGTATACAGAATGTAGCACAAACAAATACAAATACAGTAGCTACAATTAATTTAGGTGGTGGTGTTTTAAATAGAGAGTACTCATTTATTTGTCGGATTATTGACAGCACTGGAAGTCAAGCTGAACGTACTGTTAAAATAGCTATAAGGCAGAAATAATGGCATATAATTATTTAGAATTAGTGAATCAAGTAAACCGTAGACTTAATGAAGTAGAACTTACATCAAGCAACTTTTCTACTGCTGTAGGTTTTTATGCCCAAGCAAAGGATGCTATCAATGCATCTCTTCGTGATATCAACCAACATGAATTTAATTGGCCCTTTAATCATGTAGAACAAGAAGATGTTTTATCTGCTAATGTAACAAGATATGCTTTTCCACATGATGCTAAATTAGTAGACTTTGATAGCTTTCGTATAAAAGAAGATAGCTCATTAGGAAATGCAACAACAAGATTAGGTATACTTGCCTATGAAGAATATCTTGATAAGTATGTAGACCAAGAATACAATACCAATGGTAGAAGTGGTGTGCCACAAATGGTAGCACATGGACCTGCTCTTGAGTATTTACTTACACCTGAACCTGATAAAGCCTATACAGTTGTATATGAATATTATCGTGTTCCTGTAGATTTAGAATTATATGATGATGTTCCTGCTGTTCCTGAAAGATTTAAACATGTTATTGTAGATGGAGCAATGCATTATGCTTATTTATTCCGTGGTAATTCACAAGACGCAATGGTAGCTAAACAGAAGTTTGATGAAGGTATAAAGAATATGCGTATTGTATTAATCAACAGAACATATTACTTACGTTCTACAATGATACCACAGAACACAGGTGGTGGTAGGATGGGATTCTCTAGGTCTGTTATCTAATGGCAGACGCATGGCAAACCCATTCATTTGAATTTAAAGGTGGCTTGATAACAAACCTTTCTCCTTATCAGCAAGGATTTCAAGCACCCGGTTCAGCACGTATACTGCGTAACTTTGAACCTTCTATCTTTGGTGGATACAGAAGAGTTGAAGGATATGAGAAGTTTGATACCAATGCTGTAACGAATACAGGTGTTATCAGAGGTATAGTGCGATATGACAGCAAAGTGTTTGCTTGTCGTGGAGATGACTTATTCTTCTCTTCAGGTTCAGGATGGACACAAGTAAGTGACAACGCAACCTATAGTAGTGCAGGTGTTACAATAGGTGGTGGTACAGGCAAAGTAAGATTTCTAAAGTATGACTTTGATGGTACAGAAAAACTTATGCTTGTTGATGGAACAGGCAAACCATTTAGATTTGATGGAACTACGTTTGAACAATTAACTGCTTTACCATCTGATGTATCAGGTGCTAGTTTCGTAACAAACTTTAAGAACCACATAGTATTTGGGAATGGAAAAAAGATAATCTTTTCTGCTCCTTACAAAGATAATGACTTGACAATTGCTAATGGTGGTGGTATAATTAATGTAGCTGATGAAATTACAGGTTTAATTGTATTTCGTGAGCAGCTAATAATATTTAGCGAAAGTAGTATAAACGTACTAAATGGTAATAGTGTAGCTGATTTTCAATTGCAACCAGTGTCTCGTGACTTAGGTTGTGTTGCTTCAGATACTATACAAGAGATTGGTGGAGATGTTATATTCTTAGGACCTGATGGTCTTCGTCTTTTTTCTGCTACTGATAGAATAGGAGACTTTAGTCTAGCTGCTGTATCAAAGACAATTCAAGATGAAATGCTAGATTTAATTACTAGTAGTCCTGATGGTTTTATGAGTACAGTTATTCGTGAGAAGAGTCAGTACAGAATATTTGGATATAACGTAGGATATACTAACGCTTCAGCAAAAGCTATAGCGGCTACACAATTACAAGATGGTATGGCGTTTAATGATTTACGTGGTTTTAATGTTAACGCAATAGACAGTGAATACGTAGGTCGGACAGAACTTATTTACTTTGGTGCAAGTGATGGTTACGTTTATCGCATGGAGCAAGGTAATAGCTTTGATGGAGAGAAGATACAAGCTACGTTTGCTACTCCTTATGTACCGTTAGGTGACCCTAATGTCCGTAAAACAGTATATAAAGGAATAACATACTTAGATGTAAACGGAGAGGTAGATATTAGATACTCTCTTAAATTTGACTTTGACCAACAGAATACTGTTCAACCTAATTCATTGCTTTTTTCAAACCTCGCAGCTTCATCAATATCTTATGGTGCTGGGATTTATGGAACATCCTCATATGGGGGTAAACAGAAAGCGATATATGAATTGCAAACAATAGGTTCAGGTTTTACAGTATCTATATTATATGAGACCATAGGAGATACAATAGACGCTGTATTTGCTATTGACGCTGCAACCCTGCAGTATACTACTAACGCTAGGAGATAATAAATGGGAACAGGCTATACAAGAAACGACACACCGAACAATATAGCTGACGGTAACGTAATTAATGCTTCAGACCTTGATGGAGAGTTTGATGCTATACAAACTGCGTTTAACGGTTCAACTGGACACTCACATGATGGCACTACAGGTGAAGGACCACAGATAGCAACAGCAGGTCTAGCAGATAATGCAGTGACAACAGCTAAAATAACTGATGCTAATGTTACACTTGCCAAGATGGCAGCTAACTCTGTAGACAGTGACCAATACGTAGATGGTTCAATTGACAGAGTTCATCTTGCTGCTGACATCGTAGATGGAACAAAAATAGCGGATGACTCTATAGACTCTGAACACTATGTAGATGGTAGTATTGATACTGCTCATATAGCTGACGATGCAGTCACAAGTGCTAAACTTGACACAAACATACAAATAGCAGGTACTCTTGGTGTTACAGGTGAGACTACTCTAAC